GTGGACTGTAGTGACGAAGAGTTGACAAAATTTTGTGAGCAAAGTAGACTACCTAATAAAGTATGCAACATGTGTACATCTAAACCATTACACTTCAGTGCTGCTATACAAGAGCGTGGTAAACGTAATGTCATCATCTCTAAATAAAACACTCGCAACAACACATGCCAACATACCCATTAAAAAATTTGAAGACAGGTGAAGAGCAAGAACTCACTATGTCTATGAAAGAATATGACCAGTGGAGAAAAGACAACCCAGACTGGGATAAAGACTGGTCTAAAGGAGCAGGGGGTGTAGTTAGTGCCACAGGTGACGTGTATAGTAGAACCGATGGAGGATGGAACGAAGTTCTGTCTAGAGTATCAGAGATGCCAGGTTCAAAGGTAAAACCACAGAAAATTACACACACATAATATGCCACGTAAAAAGAAAATGTCCGTCAGTGTTGGTACTGGTATGACTGCGAAACAGATGAGGAGAAAGAAACCATATAATTCTGACATGATGGTGGATGTGCAACCAATCACACCTAACCAGAAACATGCCTTTGCATCTTACGATGAGGGTAAGAACTTATTTTTATATGGTGCAGCAGGTACAGGTAAAACATTCATAACTTTATATCAAGCATTGAAACAGGTGCTTGATCCCATGACACCATACCAGAAGGTAGTCTTAGTAAGATCACTTGTGTCTACACGAGAGATAGGATTCTTACCAGGTGATCATGAGGACAAGGCAGCACTGTACCAGATACCATACAAAAATATGGTAAAGTACATGTTTGAGTTGGCATCAGACAATGAATTTGAAATGCTATGGGGTAATCTCAAAGCACAGGAGAGTGTGACCTTCTGGTCTACATCATTCATACGAGGCACAACCCTTGATAATTCTATTGTTATTGTTGATGAATCACAGAACTTGAATTTTCATGAATTAGATAGTATAATAACAAGAGTAGGTGAAGACACCAAGATTATGTTCTGTGGTGACGTTGCACAAACTGATTTGATAAAGACAAACGAGAAGAATGGTATTCTTGATTTCCAAAAGATTATCACTCGCATGCCAGAGTTCGATCTAATAGAATTTGGTATGGATGATATCGTTAGGTCTGGTCTAGTCAAGAGTTACATCACCTCAAAAATAGAACTAGGTATGTAATGTTCAATCATGTAGAATGTGATCTTCCTACCTTGAGTAGGAAGAGTATTGATGGAGTTCGATACTACAATGTCAATGACAGACCGATGGTGTCCATCACCTCGGTCACTTCTCACTTCAATAAACACATCTTTGTTGATTGGAGGAAGAGAGTGGGAGATGAAGAGGCAAATAGGATAACAAAACGTGCTACTACCAGAGGCACTGCCACACACGAACTAATAGAAAAACATTTATTGAATGAGGAGGTTGTATTGGACAACCCTAGCACAAAGATGTTGTTCACTCAATCAAAAAAAGTGTTACAAAATATAAATAATATTTACGCTTTAGAGAAAAGTTTATACAGCAATGAGTTGGGTGTTGCTGGAACTGTTGATTGTATTGCAGAATATAATGGTGAGTTATCCATTATTGATTTCAAAACTGCTGCGAAACCCAAACCGAGAGACTGGATAGAGAATTATTTTGTACAGGCAGCAGCATATGCCTGTATGTTTTACGAACTGACGGATATACCTGTAAAGAAACTTGTTATTCTCATGACCTGTGAGAATGGGGAGGTGACTGTTTACGAAGAGTATGATAAAATGAAGTATATGAAACTATTAGTCAAGTACATCGAAAAATTTGTGGAGGACAAATTAAATGGCAACCAAAAATGAAATGAGAGCAGTTCTAAAGAACAAGTTTTTATGTCAAGATAAATTTACTAATGATATAGAAAATTTAGTTCAGAATAATCTTGATATGAATTACATTGAGGCAATCTGTCACTACTGTGAACAGAATAGTATTGAGATTGAATCAGTATCAAAGTTGATTACAAAACCCATGAAAGAAAAATTAAAGGGGAATGCAATGAACCTAAATTATTTGAAGAGAACATCAAGGGCGAAGTTCCTTGCTATCTAATGCACCCTAGGAAAGAACTGAAGATTGCATCAGCGTTCATACGTGATGGATTGGATGTGTTATCTAAAAAGGTAGAGTATGTAAGATCGCACAAAGGATTTTGGATTGATAATTTCAAGGACGTATCAAAGAAAGAGATAGAGGAACTACAAAAAATAAGACCTACCACTAGAATACTGTGTCTCCACACAATCAATGGTTGTAACCTTTCTTGTAAGGGTTGCAATCATAATAGTAGTTTGCTATCCACCAAGAGTGTGGTTGACATAGATGAACTACTAGAGGATGTCAGGAATGTATTGCCACAGATATATGTGTGGAGTCATGTCAGTATCATTGGTGGTGAACCATTGCTTGAACCACGTACAAGAGAAGTGACAAAGGTTGTAAGAAAATTAGTAAAAGAGACAGGTCAACCATGCTATGTCAAATTATTCAGTAATGGTTCACGTTTAAAACAATGTAAAGACTGGATCATGGATGAGATGGAACAAGGTGTTATCTTCAGACTGACCTTCCATCGTACTTGGTACAGTAAGATAGGGAGAGGAGAATGGGAGACTGCATATGATTTTATAAAAGAGTGTGAGGAGAGAGGGGTGTCTGATAAATTAGAGATGACTGAGGCATCAAGATATCCTAATGGTGACAAACGTGAGTGGTTTGACTTGTTTAGATATGATATAAAGAATGATAGGGTAACTTACTATCCATGGGAGGATGGACAACCAGCAGAGTCATTCAAAATATGCTCATGTCCAAACGCTCAGTTATATAAAGGAAAACTTTGGAAGTGTTCTATGATAGCATATCTCTATGAATCACTCAAGGCGAGTGGTCAACTTGAGGATGAGTGCTGGCAGAAATATCTTGCATATAAACCTCAAGAAGATATTAGATTGGCACTGGAGGAGGTAGACAAACCTACATGGATATGTAATATGTGTCCAGCAAATCCTAAATGGTATCATGCCAATAAACAACTTGATCCTAGTCTTAAGCGAACGGTATGACAGAGAGGAAAAGAGATAAGAAACACGTATGGTCTCCCCGTAGGCAATTTAAAAGATATTACCATGAAAACTTTCAACCAGAACCACAGATAAAATCAGACAAACCTACTTTTAGGATGCTGAGTATACACTCACATAATGGTTGTAACATGGCATGTAAAGGTTGTAATCATCATAGTGGTGTGCTCTCACCAGGCAGTTCACTTCCAATTGATAATTTACTAAGAGATATAGAGATACTACTACCAAGAATCTATGTGTGGAGTCATATAAGTGTGCTTGGCGGTGAGGCATTGATTGAACCAAGAACAAAGGAAGTCTTAAAATTGATAAGAGATATGAGTGACGGTGTGTATGTAAAAATATTTTCTAATGGGTTGTTGATACCACAGAATACTGATTGGATTCTGCAGCACATGAAAGAGGGCGGTATCTTTCGTATAAGTCTACACATACCACCATCAGATCCTAGGATCGGAAGGACTGATAAAAGAGGTGACATCACATACAAGAATGTTAGAGACTTTATAGAGGTAGCAAAGAGAGAAGGAGTTGATATGAATTTATTAGAGATCTCAGAAAACTGGGACGATTTGTGGTTTGATCTGCTACAATGGAAAGATAATAAGTTCTATCCATGGGAGGACAACAACATAGATAAATCTTTTGAGTATTGCACTGCACCTAATCTTCAGTTATACTTAGGGAGACTATGGAAATGTCCTAGCATAGCGTACCTACGAGAGACTCTTATCTCTACAGGTCAGGTTGATGATCCAGTGTGGCAGAAGTATCTAAACTACTATGCCACCCCTGTAGATGCACCCATAGAAGAACTCTATGCAATGGCAGATCAGGTTCTCAATCCTCATGAGATCTGTAACAAGTGTCCGTCCGATCCTAAGTGGTATAGGGCAATCAAACAACTAAAAGGAGTCAAGAGTGTTGTCACCGTTTGATACTTACAAAGAGTACCTTGCGTATAAGAATCACTTTACTAAGGAAAAGTATGACTACCAAAGATATGGTGGCAAGTCTAGAGCAAAGATAGATTCTTTCTACAAAAGAAAGGATAGATATTTCTTTGAAAAGATGTCTAGAAAATACAAAGATCCAGAGATCAAGAATTTTTTTCTTGCCAACTTTGTGAACACAGATAATCCACAAGGATTATGGATAGGTCATATCATGAGGTCAGGTGAGACAGTTTATAAAGAGTGGCAAAAAAGAAATGAAAGTTTGTTCTATCAATTTAAGCAAAAGTCTGAAGAGTTGTTGGACAAGTACACATACGATGAATTTTTTGACGCATCAAGTGGTCACCCACCCATACTCAAAGAGCATCTAGCAGGTAACATAAGTGCAGAAGAGATGTGTGTCTATGAAAAACTATTCGGGTACTGTAAAGACTATGATAAACAATTAAAAGATCCAGTTTGGAAGGTGATTGGGATGAAGATCAGAAAGTATATACCTTTTCTAAATATTGACAAACAAAAGTACAGACAGTATCTTATAGATAAGATCGGAGGAAAGTATGAGTAAGTTTTTTGACTCTGAAACAGTCAAGAGGGAAATGGAAGAGATTACATGTCTGCAAAAAGAATTGTATGATGTTATACTAAAGTTTCCTATGATGAGTTCAGAGGCAAAGGTTGAGCACATAGATACTGTCATGGAGTTGCTTGAAAGACAGCAGATCATGTGGACTAGACTATCTCTAACAGATGATCCTGATGCCAAGAAGATGAAAGATTACATCGCATCTCACTCAAAAGAATTAGGTTTCGGTGACACAGATCTGTCTACAATTTTCAACAACATGAGGAAAACATTAGAGGATGTACAATCTAATTTGAAAAAGTAATGTCATTTTTGATTCATAATTTACCACCGTACTCGGTGTATGTG